TCCCTGGGCTTGTGCTATAAGGGTGTTTCAGAAGCGCGACATTTATTTAGTTACAAAAGATACTAAAGGGCAAGAACAATGATGCAATTTAACAGGACACAAATTGGCGAGGCATTTAGCGTTAATTTGACGACCGTGGACAAATGGCGCCGTAGCGGGTGCCCGGCCACTAAAGATGGACAAAACGTAATGTATAGCGTGCGCGAGGTCAGCGATTGGTTGCGGTCCAGGGATATGGAAAGCAGCGGCACCTTGGACCTGGGCCAAGAGCGCGCGAAGTTAACCAAGTTACAAGCACAAAAAGCCACCCTAGAACTGGAAGTGGCAAAAGGTAATTTAATCCCTATGGAATTGGTGGTTGAAACCTGGCAGGGACACATCGGAAATTGTCGGGCAAAGCTACTGGCCATGCCAGCCAAGGCAGCCGCGCAGACCATTGGCATGGATGAATACCTGGAGAGTGAGCAATTTTTAACTGGATTAATCAACGAAGCACTAGACGAGTTAAGCAATGACGGATTACCTAAGCAACACATTAAAAGCCTTGAAGCTATCGCAGAAGATTTGGAAAGCGCCGCCGAAGCTAACGGTTAGCCAGTGGGCCGACGAAAACCGTAGACTATCGCCAGAGTCGAGCGCGGAGCCAGGGCGGTGGCGAACCAGCCGGGCCGAGTATCAGCGCGAAATTATGGACACGGTTGCAGATGCCACTATAGAAACGATTGTAATTATGTCGTCGGCACAGGTGGGTAAAACGGAGATCATAAATAATATCGTCGGATACTTTATAGACCAAGACCCCGCCCCAATGATGGTTTTGCAACCGACCGTCGATATGGCCAAGACCTGGAGCCATGACAGATTGGCCCCAATGGTGAGAGATACGCCGGCGCTCAAGTCTTTAATTGCAGATAACAAAAGCCGGGCGTCGAGCAATACGCTTTTTCACAAATCATTCCCTGGCGGCCATATAACCATGACAGGTGCCAATTCACCCACCGGCCTGGCGTCGCGTCCCATCCGAATTGTTTGTTGTGACGAAGTGAGCCGATACCCGCAATCAGCCGGAGCCGAGGGCGACCCGGTAAACCTAATCAGAAAACGAACAACGACGTTTCACAATCGCAAAATCGTATTAACCAGCACGCCGACATTAAAAGGCGCTTGCAGAATAGAACAAGAATTTAGCATATCGGACCGGCGTTATTACCATGTGCCGTGCCCACATTGCCAGCATGAGCAAAGGTTAAAATGGGCCAACGTCCAATGGCCAGAAGGAAATCCCAGCGAGGCCGTAATGGTGTGTACCGAATGCGGTGGCGTGATTGAGGACAAACACAAACCCAAGATGATTAAAAATGGCAAGTGGATTGCTGAACTACCAGGAGGGAAAATTGCAGGGTTTCATTTAAACGAATTATATTCGCCCTGGCGAACCTTTGCAGATGTTGCGGAGGATTTTATACAGGCCAAAAAGAACCCGGAGACGCTAAAAACCTTTGTCAACACCTCCCTCGGCGAAACCTGGGAAGAAGCCGGAGAAAGTTTGAACGAGCATTTATTAGCAGAGCGCAAAGAAAATTATGCCATCGACGCGATACCGCCGGAAGTTTTATTGATCACCAGTGGGTCAGATATTCAGAAGGACCGCATCGAGACTTCAATTATCGGTTGGGGTTTAGATCAGGAGTGTTGGGTATTGGATCATGTGGTGTTATGGGGCGACCCGACACAGCAAAAGGTTTGGCATGAGTTGGAAGAGGTTTTAAAGAAAACTTATGATGGCCATCGTATTGCAGGGGCCGCGATTGATTCTGGTTATCTGACAGAATACGTTTACCAGTTCACAAAGCCCAGGGCAAGCCGACGAGTATTTGCAATCAAAGGCCAGGCGGGAATGGGACGGCCGTTAACCACCAAACCAAAGCCGGTGGGGCGCACTCGCACGCCCATGTATACGGTTGGAGTGGATACGGCCAAACGCACTATATACAGCCGTTTACGCCTTACCAGTGGTGAGGGGTATATACACTTTGGGGTTGACCTTGATGACGAATATTTCTTGCAGCTAACAGCCGAAAAAATGGTGACTAAATACCGGCGAGGTTTTCCAGTAATGGAGTTTGTCAAAACAAGGGATCGAAACGAGGCGCTAGACTGTCTGGCTTATGCTTATGCAGCATTGGATAATTTAAACGTAAAACTGGCGGCACTGGCTGCAAAGCGCAAGGCTAAACAAAACGCGGTGGCGGTAGAGCCAGAGCAGCAAAGCCCACTAGCTACACCACCGCCAGTTAAAAGAACAAAGAAAACGAGGTCAAGAAAAGGAGGGTTTGCTACTCGTTATTAATGGCCGCATTGTTTAAAGTTTCAGCAACCCAAGCGGCCAACTTTTTATCTTTATCTTTAGCTGCCTGTAGCCATGCCTCTTTTTCTTGAGGCGTACAGCGTATATTTAAAATAGCTGATTTGGTTATTTCTTTGGCGGCGTTAGTGTTGCCAGTTAAGCCGTGGACGTATTGAACATTTTTCATTTTAATCTCTTATGTTTGACTTACTTACAATCTTAATCGGGCGCTCATAGCTAAAGTTTTCACCATCAAACGATGGGTAGACTTTAACTAACTCAACCAGCATATCTGAATGCTCAACAATTGCTTTTTCGTATCTGCAATCTTCCTCAGTTTGGCATAGCCATGAAGAGTTACCATTTACCCTTAAAGTAAATTCCGGCTTATTTGCATACATCACGCCATCAAAATATGTAACATCTAAATCTTTGCTCATGGTAATTCCTTTTAGTTGGGGCCGTAGCCCCGTTATTGTTATTAAGCGTTTTGATATTGTATTTTTTGAACCGACTGGCGAATACCTTCCCATCCAGTTTTTGCAATGTTCACCGATGTCGCGGCTTGTGCAGTAGTCGCTTTAATATCCCATTCATCGGCAGCAAATTCTTTTGCAGCTTCAAAAGCCCTTGACCAGGACGCTGTAAACTCATAAGAGATTAAAGCGGCTTCTGCTAACTGTTGAATTTCAAATTGTGACATATAAGAAGTTTTCATAATATTTCCTGGTTGTTTTTTTGTTTCGATTCAATATATGTATTGTACATACAAAACTAATATATGTAAAGGGTTTAATTAAAATAAATCCAAACAAACTGCGCTTTTGTAACTATTGATTAAAAATCAATTATCCCCTATGCCTACGATCATTAGATCAAGGCGTTTAATTTTCATGGCCAATTTATTTGATACCGCGAATTACCCAGAGCGTGAACCCTTTACGCTAGTCATTGGCGACCGCTGGACCTGGAAGAAAGACGATTTCAGCGATTACCCATCATCGGCGTATACGCTCAAATACTCGTTTCGATTAGACGGCGCAGGGGCAACTGAAATTGAAATCACTGCCAGCGCCAATGGCACCGCGTTTAAAATCGAAGTCGGCCAAAACACCACCAAAAACTACACCGCTGGCGACTACCACTGGCAAGCCTATTTAATCCGCAACAGCGATAACGAGCGGGTCACGATTGACACTGGTTACATAGACATTCGACCAAATCGTGATGCGGCAACAACGGACCCGCGATCACATTACAAAATTGTATTGGACGCCGTGGAAGCAGTATTGGAAAAGCGCGCGACCAAAGATCAAGAAGCCTATTCAATTAATGGTCGTTCTCTTACCCGCACGTCTATAGAAGAATTAACAAAATTACGCGACAGCTATCGCGGCAAATATGTTGCAGAAATAAACCGCCACCGGGCCAAAAAAGGTCTTGGGCATCGTGGTCGATTATTAACGAGGTTTAAATAATGGGCTGGTTTAGTAAATCGGACGACGCGCCAATTAAAAAGCGCAAGCAGAAATTAAACAAGCGACGTTATGACGCCGGCATTATTGACCGTCTAACGGGCGATTTTAAAGGGTCCACCCTTTCCGCAAATGGTGAGTTGATAAACACATTGCCATTGATTCGCAGCCGGTCCCGCCATTTATGTATGAACAACGATTACGCGCGCAAGTTTTTGGCCATGACTTCTGCAAATGTGGTGGGCACCCATGGCATTAAAATGCAAGCCAGGTCTAGGCGTGACGATGGAACACTAGATCGGCAAGACAATATCGCCATCGAGGCGGCATTTGCAGCTTGGTCGAACATCGAAAATTGCACAGTCACAGGGCGACAGACCTGGATTGATGTGCAGAACATGGCCATCAAAGCCATTGCCCGTGATGGTGAAGTTTTAATAATCATGGTCCGGGGATTTAAAAATGACTTTGGTTTTGCGCTCCAGGTAATAGAAGCCGACCAGTTAGACGAAAACCTAAACAAGAATTTAAACAATGGCAACCGCATTGTCATGGGCGTCGAGCTGAACGAGTGGGGTGCAGCGGTTGCATACCATATCAGCACTAGCCACCCTGGCGACAATATCACCTTATTTAATGGCCGCCATTATAAGCGTGTGTTAGCGGCCGACGTTTTGCACCTATATATGGCAGATCGCCCAGGGCAAGCGCGTGGCGTCCCCTGGATGCACACAGCAATTAACCGGCTTAATCAGGTTGGCGCATACGAAGAGGCCGAGCTAATCGCGGCGCGTATTTCTAGCAGCAAAATGGGCTTTTACACCAGCCCGGATGGAGATCAATATGTGGGCGACGAGGACGACGACGGCAACCTTTTGATGGATATGGAGCCAGGAGCTATGGAGCAATTGCCCCAGGGCGTGGACTTCAAAGCCTTTGACCCACAGCACCCTACGAGCGCATACCAAGCGTTTATAAAGACGGCTTTGCGTGGTGCAGCCAGTGGCCTAAACGTGGCCTACAACACCTTAGCAAACGATCTAGAAGGCGTAAATTTCTCTTCGATTCGGTCCGGTGTTTTAGAAGAGCGTGAACAATGGCGCACCATCCAAAATTGGCTATCAAACCAGCTATGCCGCCCGGTCTATCGTGCCTGGTTAGTTCAAGCACTGACAACCCAAGCCCTGGCGCTACCGCAGCGGAAATACGAAAAATTCACAAAGGTTGAATTTCAGCCGCGAGGATGGGCCTGGGTTGACCCCTTAAAAGATCAACAAGCCAGCAAGCTAGGCATTGAGATGGGCATTATGTCCAGGACCGAAGTGGCAGCGTCAGCAGGGCGCGACTTTGAAGACACATTGGCGCAATTACAAGCAGAAAACGAATTATTAAAACAGTACGGTATTGCCGTCGAACAAGTCGAACCGCAAGAGGTTAATAATGACAAACAAGACGATTAAAACAGGCTCTTTGCATCGGTCTTTTGACCTATCCAGGGACGCAATTAATGAGGAAGCCAGGACAGTTGAATTGGCGTTCTCAAGCGAGGCACCAGTACAAAGGTGGTTCGGTGACGAAATCTTGGACCATGACGCCAAATCCATTCGCCTTGGCAGGTTGAATGACGGCGGCCCGGTCCTGGTAGATCACGATGGCACAGATCATGTGGGCGTCGTTGAGTCGGTGGTAATTTCTGGCGACCGGGTGGGCCGGGCACAGGTTCGTTTTGGGAAAAGCGACCGCGCAGAAGAAATTTGGCAAGACGTTAAAGACGGCATTCGCAAGTCTGTAAGTGTGGGATACCGCATTCACAAAATGTCTTTGGAATCTGAAAAGGACGGCATGGAATCTTATAGGGCAACCGATTGGGAACCTTATGAAATCTCCCTTGTAAGCGTGCCAGCCGACCAAAATGTGGGAATCGGTCGGGGCGTTGATGGTGAGCATCAAACCGAAGTAACAAACATTCAAATTAAACAAGTTGAGGAATCCAAAATGGATACGAAAGCACCAGAAGTCGCACCAGTTGTCGACAATACATTTGCAATTGAAGATGTAAGAAAAGCCGAATTAGGCCGCATTACGGACATTGAAGCCATCGGAAATCAGCACGGTTTTGCAACCGACGCACGCGCAGCAATCACCAGCGGTCAATCTGCTAATTCGTTTCGCAGCCATGTGTTAAACAATATCAGCAAGCCAGCCCCGGTTGTATCTAACGACATTGGTTTGACTGAAAAAGAGGTTCGCAATTTCTCATTCATGCGAGCCATTCACGCTTTATCTAACCCAAGTGATCGTCGCGCACAAGAAGCGGCAGCCTTTGAATTTGAAGCGTCACGCGCAGCAGCAGATCAAATGGGCAGAACAGCCCAAGGTTTGTTTGTACCAACCGAAGTGTTAAAGCGTGATTTAAACGTGGGCACGGCGACCGCTGGCGGTAATACCGTCGCAACCGACCTTCTATCCAATAGCTTTATTGACAGTCTAGAAAACGCCATGGTTGTTGCCGGTTTAGGTGCCACTATGTTGCGCGATCTAAATGGCAATGTTGCTATCCCGCGTCAAACCAGTGGAGCAACAGCTTACTGGGTTGCGGAATCGGCCGCTGTTAC